CGTTGCCTTATTATTACTACCGGACAGACCTAATCGACCAGATCTGAAATTTGATGAACTGCCAAGTTGGTTTCGCATCGCAGTACGACGGCGGCTTCGAGCCACTGGGTTATTACGTCGCTGCATACGTGATGCTCTCAGCCCTCGGCCCGACAAGCCAAGCGCCGCTGCTAAAACTCCTTTAGCAGCATTTTTTTTACGATTTGCAATTTTAGGTTTGCGATTACCTTTTTTAGCTAAATTCGACATGGCGTCATGAACACCGGCTCGTTACTTCCACGCTGTGAACATCAAGTTAGGATTACACTTACAACATGCGTTTTGACCAGGATTTCGAGGCGTTTCAGAATCAAATCAAGAGTGGTGTTCTCTGACTTCCTCTCCTCTAGTCCCCATCTCAGCATGTTAGTTACACCCACGTGATCACACGGGCTTTTCACTCACACCGGCCAAACCCGTCAGGCACAACCTATTCTCTCGCTCAGCACACCCACCTGGACCGGCATGAGGTCTTAGAGAAATTGATTGTGGCTACCCTGAGGGCCAACCCCCTCTTTTTATGAAGTAAAGAGAGAAAACTGATCTTTTCAAGTTAAAGGTCATAACTATAGGTTAAGCTCTAAAAGCTGCTCAGTTTATTGACATGTAGCTGGTCTATCCACCACAGTTGATTAGGCTGCAGATGGAAAAATAATTTGAGGACCGGAAGTATCACGGTCAAAGAGAAGATTTGCGAAGGGTGAAACTAAAGAGTCACCAAATTTCAACTGTTTCACTTCTTTTTCAAACTCCTGTTGCATATAATATGTCCAACCGTACTGCACCTCTAACTGGTGCATAACTTCCGGTGTTGACTCCAACAAGGTAGAAACAGCTTTCATTTTGTGGGTGTTATCTCGATCAGGATCCATAAAACGATCGAGATAAACAGCCCTGTGACCCTCGGTTAACTCAAGAACACGGTCAATGACAACACGAAGAGGTGGAATAAAATTACATTGCTTTTGTAAACCTAAAGCAATACCACGCATCATCGACTCGCGAGAAACATTGGTTGGTGGATTGATTACAACACCAAATTTGGCCAACACTTTACCAGGCTTGGGTCCAAAAACCAACCCGTCCTTTAGACGGTACATCCGATTAGAACAAAACTCAACAGTGTCTTCGGATTCGCGATAAAGGGCTTCACTATCAAACCCCAATTTTGCCATGTTGGGAACCCAATCAAATTCAACAGGATCACTGTGAACCATAGCATTGTCATCACC